CCGAGAGGCTTGCCGAGCTCCATCCGGCTCTGCTGGGCCTGAAGCTCGGCAAGCCTCTCGGCGTCGCCGATGCCCTCGGCGAGAAAGATGCCGAGATCTAGAAGGCTCGTGGTCGCAGCTCTGCGCAGGAAGACATCAGCCTCCTCAAGCAGGTCGTTGTATTGATCCTGGGCTTGCGCAAGAGCAGCCAGGCCCGCTGTCAAATCGTCAGTGCTGCCGCCAAAAAGCGCGGCCTCAAGCTGGAGCTGGCCGACGTTCAGCCCCAAATCAATGATGTTCTGCTGGGCCTGGCCCAGAATGTCAGTGGCCTGTTCGAATGGGCCAAGAGCCGAGAACTGCTGGTCGAATGACCCCGCAAGATCGGACATCCTTTCCGCGAGCTCGGCAGTAGTCTCGGCGAGTGTCCGCTGACGCTCCTCCCTCAATTCAGTTTCGGCGCGGACCTCGGCCATGGCCGCCGCGGTCTCAATGAGCGCGCGGGCCAATTCGCCAGCCTCGGCGCCGAGCACTTCAGTAATATTCCGAATCTGATCCTGGATCGCGAACTGCTCCCGGAGATCCTCTAGCAGTTGGTCATTCCCCGCTGCTCGCGCCGCAAGCAGCTCCAGCTCTCTTTGAGCCGCACGGATAGCGTCCGGTGATGGCCCGGACGGCCCGCGCCCGGCGCGCCTGACACCCTGCGCCCGCTCGGCGTCAGAAATCAAGAGCCCTTCGAGGTCTGCTAGGGCCGCCTGGATCGCCTCGACTGCCCCAGAGGTCGCCGCCTCCATCACTTCAAGTGTGGTCTGAGCAACGCCCGCCATAGTGCCCATTTCCGTCGTGACTCCGGACAGGGTGTCGATCAGGAGGACCCCTGTCTCTACCGCATCGAGCTGTGTGCGCGAAAAGACTGTCACCTGCTGAGCGCTAGCCTCGCGAACAAGAGTCTCGGCCAGCATCACCTCGAGCTGTGCCATCTGGACCCTGATTTGAGCGTTGAACGCGTCGATTCTGATACCGGCGATCTCTTCCTCTGATTGCACAATGCCGAGGAGCTCGTCTCGGGTTCGGCCTAAAGCGGCGAAGGCGCCGGAAACGTCGATGCCTTCGGTGACGCCCGCGACGCTAATCCCGGCGCTCAACCCGGCCTGAATGTCGGCGAAAATCCCTATGAGAGAGTCGCGGATCTGGACCGCCTCCGGGCCGAGCCGATCGTCGACTAGGCGCAAGGCAAGAGCAAGCGTCTCCTGAAATCCTTCGAGCGTGTTGCCGACAAAGCTGGTCAACGCCTGCCTCACCTCTGGCTCGATACCGGTGACATCGCCTTGCGTCAAAAGTTGAATCACCGCGAAGGACAGCGCGTCCTGGATGCCTTCTTCCGTAGCGTCGAACATTCGACCCCACACCGCGATCCACTGCCCACTTCGAATCTCGATGTTAAAATTGGCTGGCAGGGTTTCCAGCGTCGCTCCGATCATGTCCAAGGTTTGGTTGATCGCGTCGGCAAAGGCATCGACGAAAGGCCCGAAGCTATCGATGAGCCCGCCTTCAACATTCAACACGTTGGCGTCGAGCTCGCCGTCAATCAACCGCAGCTCGGCAGCCGCGTCGTCGGCACCTTTCTTGATAAAATCGCCGATGATGCCCCCGACCACCTGCCCGAAAACTCCCCACCACGGACCGAAAAGTCCGCCGATCGCTTGGCCGATGTCGGCGCCCTCTGCCGAGAAGGTGCCCTCGCTTTGACCTCCGAGAACCCCGGTGGTTTGCTGGCCAGTGGAGCCTTGCAACGAACTGGCCAATGAACTGACCAAGGAAGCAAAGGCAGCCGCGGTACGCTTGCTAGCAACATCCACACGGTCGAGCGCTTGGGCCAATTCCTCTTGAGTCGGCACGCCTGCCGCCTCAATGTCGGTCAATGCTTGGCGAGCAATGCGAAGCTCATCAAGAGCGCCACCGGTTCCAAATATCGATTCGATGCCAGCAACCAGCCCGCCGGTGTCTCCGCCGAAAAGATCGCCAAGGATCGGCGCCAGCCCAGCCACCGCTCGCTGGAAAATTGGCGCCAATTCCTCGCCCGATTTCCGGTACATCTGCTCAAGTTGCGCCCCGAGCTGATCCATCGTCGCCTGTGTTGGCAAAAAGACATCTTGATCGATTTCAAGATCATCGAACGCGGCATTCATAGCGAAGACCATCTTGCGCGGGTCGAACGGCAGCGCGGCATCTCCAATCAGCTCGGTCTGAACTTCAGTGGAGCCGAAATCGATGATCGCTTGACGCAGTGCAATAATGCGGCTCCGCAAGGCGTCGATGCTCATAGCTGGAGCATCGGCCCCATCTTCAATACCCTTGCCCATCTCTTTACCGGCCGCCCCAAGATCGTTCAGGCTCTCGAACAGCAGCGCTAGCATTTTGTCGAGCTCCGCGGACTCCCGTTCATTCAACCGCAGGGCGACAGCCTGGGCGCGCAAAGCAGTAACGCTTTCTTCGATCTGCTCGGCCGTAGCACCTTCAGTGCTACGCAGATCGTCGAGGTCATCTTCATAGATCCTAATGTTTTGCGAAATGGTCTCCCATTCCTCCGCCAGCGCGCGAATCTGTGCCGAGAGCTCCCCCGCCCTCGACTGAATGATCGCCTCGTCCTGACTTTTGATCGCCTTTACCGTCTCGCGATAAGCGGCCGCCAACTCTTCAGCGCCTTGTGTCAATCCACTGATGTCAGCGCCGGCCGCGCCGAGGTTGGAAATTCTTTCGCCGATCGCTCCGGCAAGCTCAAGAACATCAGCAAAGATCTTGATCGGCACCGACACCAACGCTGCCGCAAGCTTTACCGTCCATCCAGTGACCTGGATCAGGTCTCTGAGGATGTCGCGATTGGCAACGATCCATTCTTCCGTGACTCTCGCTATTGCTTTGAGCTCAACAGAAGTTTCTCGAAGCGCTGGCGCCATAGTGGCGCCAAGCTCAATTCGAGCTGATTCAATCGCCGACTCAAGCTCTTTGAAACTGCCCGTCGCAGTGTCCATCTTGATCTCGGCCATCTCGCGAGAGGCGCCGGTAATACCTTCGAGGCCAGCGCGCTTCTCGGCAAGGCGATCGAGATTGGTCAGCAGGATTTGCAGCGCAGTACCGCCACGAGCTCCAGCGATCTGGATAGCCTCCTTGACCCCTGTTGTCTCGCTGCTCAACAGGCTCAGAGCCTCGATCAGTCCGTCCTCTTTTAACGTGTCTGTGAATTCTTCAGCGGATACACCAAGCTCGTCAAGAACCCCCGCGGCCTTACCTGTAGGATCAATCAATGAAAGCAAAGACATCCGCAGACCGGTTCCACCGAGCGTTCCGCGAAGCATGTTGTCGGCGAGCACTTCAAGAGCGGCCGTGGTGTCTCGAAAAGAAATACCAAGCCCTTGAGCAGCAGGCGCCGCAAACTTCAGAGCTTCGCCCATATCTTCGATTCGCTGATTGCTGTCGGCGGCAGCGACCGCCATGACATCGATGACGTCTCCCATCTGCGACGCCTCAAGCTGGAACCCCCGCAGAGCGCCAGCTGAGATATCAGCTGCCCGCGCCATGCCTAATTCGCTCGAGGTCGCAAGATCGAGAACCGCGGGCAGAGACGCAAGATTCTCCGCAACGTCGAACCCCGCTCTAGCAAGATTCTCCTGGGCTTCCGCAACCTGCGTGGCAGTGAAAATCGTTGATCGTCCGAGCTCTCGCGATTGCTGCTCGAGCTTCTGCATATCTTCCGGCAGAGCTCTTGTAACAGCTCGGACCCCGGCCATGCGGAATTCAAAGTCCGCAAATGCGGCAGAAGCCAAGCCCAGCTGGCTAATTACAGCAGCAACCGTAAACCCAGCGAATAAGGTGCCAGCTACACCCTTGAGGGAACGGAGAGACGACTCTGTCTTCTTGGACTGCCCCCTGACGCGAGCCATCGCCGCATCGTACTTCCCGGTCTTGGGGATGATCGGGACGTGGATAGGGAACTCTACGACAGCCACGGGTTACTCACTTTTTCGGTCGTCCGTCATCTTCGCCCTCGGCGCTAGCCGATGCGATGGCGTAGAGACACGAGGACAGGTGCTCCACCTCGTCCTCGTCGAGATAGCGCCGGGCTTCTCTCTCGGCATAGCCCAGATCCCGGCCTCCCATAGCAAGTGACGGGGCCGAGTAATAGACCTGCAAGATGGCTGCGGTACGCTCGTCCGGATCTGGGACCAGCGACCGGGCACGCTCCCGATCGTGATCGTTCGGCAGCAGGATGTCGTGCGTTTCCTGCGGCTCTCCGGTGTTCCGGTCGCATCCTTCGCACCACGCTGGAGGCTGGTAGCTGTGGCATTTCTCGCACCTCCAGCCGGCGCCCAGAGGAGCGGCGGTCAATTGGGACTTGTAGTCGTATCCTTCACACTGGCGGCAGGCGGCGGGCTGGTACTCGACACCGCATTGCCCGCATTTCCACGCGGAGAGGCTGATTCGGTCGGCTGCTGCTGCTTGCCGGTGGTGGTCTCCTGCCTTGGCGTTGCGGTGCGCCCAGAAGTATGCGCTTTTTTTGCCTCTTCGGCCTCTTTGTCACGGCAGGTTTTCTCACCCTCGGCGCCATGTCTCGCGAGATCTGCAACGATCCTGAGTAACGCCTGAGCTACAGTCGCCCGGCCGAAAAGCGGCGACCAATCAGAGGAGATCACCGCAGCCTCTTCGCCAGGTAGCACCTCCGGCAGCTGGGCGGTGAACAGAGCCTTGATCTCTTCATCAGCAAGCTGACGCCGCTTTTCCGGTTCGTCAGCGCGCATAAGAAGCTTCTCTGGAGAAAGAGCGTCTTCGAGAGCGCGCTCAGCCCTTTCAAGGTCGGCCCCGTCGTCGGCGTCTGTTACCGCGTCCATCTGCGGGGAAAGATCGAGCACGGCGGCAGAACTGCTGCACTCGTAGACTCCGAGGAGCAAATGCTCTCGCTGGCAATCCAGCGCGCTTTGCAGCTCATCAAGCTGGTCTTCGCGGGAGATCTTCACCTCTTCGAGCTCGGCCTTGAAGCCCTTGGCGAATGCGGCCTCGGATCGCGGATTCTTCCCGCGTCGAAATCCGCCGGCAGCCGATGCCGCCGCAGACCGCGCGGCGCCCTCTCGGAAGGCGCCGACCAGCCGAGAAGACGCCTCCTCCTCATAATCACGCCACGCCTTGGCCTTGGGATGGGACCGTGGTCGGACGTGGATCTCCAGATAGACACCGCCTTCGAGCTTCCAGTCTCTCGGCGTACCACCGATGACTTTCTCGACACCGCGAACCTTGAGTGCTTTGAATGCCTTCAGCATTAGGCTACTGCCACGACGCGGGTTTTGATCGACATCGTCAGCGGATACTGGCGGATCTCGCCAACGTTCACCGGGCCGCCGGGATGCTCGAAGATGTGGCCGGTGTAGGTCACCGTCGGGTTGTCGGTCGATGGGTTGGCCGACTCAGAGCCGACGGCATCCTGCTTGACCGTCAGAGTGAACAGCTCAGCGGCTTCGAGCGCGGTGTTCATCTGCGTGACAGACGTTGCGCCAGCGGTATCCGGGATGAACGTGAAAGTCACATCTCCAGAAAACAGACCCGGTACGTTGTATTCCCGGTCGATCGTAGTGTCCCCGTAGCGAACTTGGGCGCGAGCATCGCTGTCCGCCAGCCCGTCCAGTTTGAACGTGGTCGCGACCAGCGTCGTCGAGGTCAACGTGACGGTGTAAGTGTGTGTTCCTTGGGCCATAAGCTCTCCTTAAGTGGTCACCAGAGCGACCGTTACTGCAATCTTCCACGTGCCGGCCGTAACGCTGGTCACGACGTAGCGGTACCAATCGTCGGTCTCGGTTGCGGCGATCTCCAACTGTTGGGCGTCGCCGCCGGTGCCGCCTCCGAGAACATCCGTCATGTTTGTCAGCGCGAAGTCTTGCGGCGTCACCGCGAAAGTGTTGGCGGAATCGGCTTCGATCTTGTGGACCACCGTCGATGCTCCGCCGGATTGGAACCACGGGTGAACGTTCACAACGAGCTTGGTGCCGGCGGCGATTCCGCCAACTATCTGAAACGCTGTTCCGTTGACTGCGCCGGTTACGGCCACGTCATAGAACCTCAGAAAGCCGAGGACGTGGTGGCGCGGGCTGACAACGCTGAACGGCAGATCGAACATCTGCTGCACCGGGAAGCTCCGTCCGTGCCCCATTGGGTGGACCTTTGAGACCCGGTAGATATCACCCAGCGTGATGCCGTCACCATGCGAAAAAACTACCTGGTCGGCGTTCGCGACGAACGTTTGGAGACGAGCCGCCTTCGTGCTCTGCGCCACGAACCCGGAGATGTTCCCGGTGTCTTCGTAGAGCCCTGGGACGTCATAGGCGCGAATGTCTTCAACGACCTGACCCGGCAACCGCCCTCGGGTGCCAGCACGATCATCAATCGCTTGCGCGTGCTCTGAAATCCGCACGTCGCCGAGGAAACAAATCTGCTTGGTTTGCGGCACTGGCATTAGGGCTGCTCCGTATACATCGCGTTGAAGAACATGGCTTCCCACTCCCACGGATTGACCAGTTTGTCGAATCCCGTCGGTGCGGTGGCCGGTACGAAGTCGAAGCGCTCATCCATGGCGTTGACCCCACTAGAGCGCGCCAGGCTGAAGGCGTCAGCCAGATCGGTAGCGATCACGTCACGCCGGCCGAGTTTGCCGCCGCGCTCCGGCTGGAAAGCGATCCAGACAGCGATCCGCGCGTCTTGCTGTTGATCGTTCTCGGTGTTGAACGGTGTCGACTCAGAGCGCAGCACCCGCGGCACGATCCAGTCCGTCGGCGCAGAGCCCGAAGCGGTCGGGGTTGGCTCCGTGAACGGGGCGCCGTCCCAGGCAACGAAACTCGAGTTGTAGTTGGCGAGCAGCCGCGACGCGTAGTCGTCGTGGACGATGCCAATGAGTGAGCTAGCCACGGGTCGCCGCCTTGCCGGCCGCTTCGCCGCGGCGCTTCCACTCTGTACGGGCTGCCGCGATTCCAGATTGGACCGCACCGTCCTTCGCCTCGCGGGCTGCCGAATGCGGGGCGCCCTGCGTGATGGCCGATGGCTCGTCGAATTTCAGCCCCTTGAACTCTGCCCGAAACTCGGTACGGGTCGGTGGTGGGAAGACGCCGAGACCGGGGTCTTGAGCCTTGGGCTCGCCGCGGTTGCCATGCGTCGAGCGCCTATTCTGACCACTCAAAACCCGGACACGGTCGGCGACCTCGACACCTACGGACGTGCCAACGCCCTCGGCAATAGCCGCGGGAACCGCTTTTCGGATGTAGCGGTCAATCTCAGCCGGGAGCGTGGCGAAGGTGGTCATCTAGCTCTCAGCTGGTTGGTTTCAACGGGCAGACGGCGTCAGGGTCATGTTCGAACTGGACCTCGGCGGTGCTGTTCCCGTGCTTCACTTTCATGAGCCATGTCCCGACCTCAGAGCCGCCGGCCCCGGAACGCCCGGAATCGTTGCGGACGAAAAAGGTTCCGTCCTCGGCGAGGGTCAGGATCACTGACTCATCGGCGTTGACACCCTTCGGGACGGCAGTGAAGGTTTTGAAGAGCACCTCGCCGCCAGCCATCTCAACCCAGCCTGCCGCCGTCTTGAAGAACAGCGATTCAAGAGAGAGCGCCGCCGTCTTAGCCTTCAACCCTGCAACCGTCCCAGAAAGCGCCAAGTGGCGGCCTTGCCAGGCGGTGTCAGTCAGCTCAAGGGACAGCCCATTGTCTGACGCTGCGGCCGGGACCGGCAGCTTTACCTTGCTCTGTTGGGGCTGGGGCTTTGGGTCTGTCATCTGGGTCTCCTTCGAGGTTAGTGGGTTCACGCTGCGCCTCCGATCTTCTCGTTCATGATGCCCCCAAGGACACGCTCATCGGTCCTTGACAAGGGGAGAGGCTCCATGCGAATGCTTGCCGGGCTGACTCGGATCTCTTTGGTCGGCAGGCGGTCTTCGAGGATCTTGTCGCGCCATCCAGGAGCCAGTTGATCCTCGGAAAGATCGTGCCATCTCGGGTTGGTGGCGGTTCTCACCTCGACAGTCTTGCCAATGATGCAGACCCGGCCGGTAGCGGGCTCAACCCACGTGACGTTTCTGATGTATTCGCCATCGATATAGACCCGGCATGGCAATAGGCCGGCGGCGGCGAGCTCTTGGTCTCCAGCCTCAATCCTGCCGGGATAGGGCTCGGCGGTCGTGCTCATGCCCCACGCAACCGCGGTAGCTGCCACCGGAATAGTGGTCAGTGCTTCACGACGGTTCACGCGGCGCCTCCGATCTGCGTAATTGAATAGGGAAACGGAGCGGTGTCGACATTGGCCACGGAGCCGACATGGGCGCCGGAAGCGATGTCCCCACCGTCTGGAACTCGCTTGTCCTCATGGTCGATCAGGTAGACGCCCGATCCGGCTTTCACCGGCCAGCCGCGCTGCACGGCCTTGGCATCGCTGACCTTGCGGGCGTCGTAAGCGACCACCGCAGCCTCGGTGATGGTGACGACCTCAGCGCCCACAAGCGCGGCCTCGAGCCCCGGCGTGATCGTGAGCGCCAGGGTGGCGGGCGACGTATCGTCCACAGCCGCTCTGACAGTCGTAGCGTAGGCCGTAGCATGGCCCGCGACGGCAACCGCAGCGCCGCTCTCAACCGCACCGCGGAAGGCCCACGTAGCCTGTGGGGCGATCGTCAGCGTGGTCGCGCTGATCAGGTGAGCGCCAGACGCCTCCAGCGGCACCGGCTCCCCTTTGACGGGATCGTGCAGCTTATCGATCTCACGAGAGAGCGAGAGGGCAAGCTTGCCGCCGCGAGTGATCGACCGGCTTACAGAAGCCATGGCCGCGGCGCTGTCCATTAGAAAGACCTCCGGCGAAGATCGGTCAGCATCGTGACGCTGACGCCCGGCATGGACGCTAACTCCGAGTAGGTCCAGGCCACGCCCTCGACTCGCTCAGATTTCAGGTTGCCAGCCGTCTTCGCCTCCAACAGCGCCTTGGTCAAGGCCAGCACTGCGTAGGTGACATCTGCCGGGCCGGCATCTTCCACGTATCCGTGCGTGTACTTGATTTGCAGGTTGCCCCGGCCGTTGGGAAACGTCTGGCCGAGCCTGACCAACTGCCGGCCACTCGTGGAGTGAGCGAACGGTCCACGGATCTCGAAATCCGTCAAGTCGGCATCGCCGGCACTGTCGACTGACAGATCCAGAAAGGATGCGTCTGGAGTCGTCCGGTGCTTGACGCTCACCAAAGAGCCGATGGCGATCTCCTCTTGTAGCCAGAGTGAGCGTAGGCGCTCACTGCTCGCGCGCGGAGTGATCCGGGCATGGTCTCGCTGCGGACCATCATGGACCTCGGTCAGTGTGGTCGACGTGCCGAGATAGCGAGGAATCCAGCCCTGCAACCACAGCTCGACGGCGCTGCTGATCTGGGCGATGGTCACCGTATCCGAGGACCCGGTATAGGTCGCCAGTGTTGCCGCAGCTACAAGCGCCATCCTGATTACTTCTTTCGCTTCCAGCGTTTCGGCGGTGGCCGTTGTTTGTCGAGAGGCGGGTCAATCGCGACAGGCTCGGGGGTTGCATCAGCCGGCGCCGGCGCCGGTTCTGGGTCCGGGTCGGGTTCTGCCGCCGGAGTCTCTTGCGGCTGAGGAGCTTCCGCCGCGATCTCGGCAAACTCCGCGCTGATGAAATAGCCGGCCAGCCATCGAGCGTTGGCGGTCGCGCAGGTGACCTCCTCGCCAGGAGCAAAAGCCGTTACGTTGATGCCGTCCAAAGAGCCCTCGCAGGGCTTCAGAATTCGAATCTTGGTCTCCATCGCGTCTCCTTTTGCTCCTGGTTGGAGCTCCATCAGTTGCGGGTCGGAAGTGATTGCGCCCTCGGATGCCGAAAGCGCGAATCCTGGCCTCTCCTTCCCGTCACTCAGCATCAGGCAATCGGCTCATCCACCGCGCCGCTCTGGATCGCAAGGACGGCAAAGCCAGCAACGCCCGAGCTGGTTGACGCCGAGACGATGTCACAGGTGACATAGCGCTTGTCGCCCCGGTAGCCGATCTTCGAAGTCCCGTTAGTGGCCGAAACCACCGCCGTGGCTTCCTGGCCAGTGCCGGACGGGAGCAAGTCAGCGTCAGGCACCACCACCTCGCCCACCATGGTCGCGCTGTCCGAGTGTTTGAGTGCCGGAGTGTAGGTGCCGTCGGTCACGACGCCGGCGTAGGGAATGAACGTCAGCGACCGCCAGCCCGCGGTGTCGATGATCTCCCCGTTGGTGGTGGTGTCGGTGGTAATCGCCACAGGCGCGAGCGCGTGGACTTCCTTGATCTTTGATTCGAGGTCTTGAGCTGTCATCGCCATCAGTAGGCTCCTGTCTAAAGGGTTGTCGGATGTCCTTACGAGGTCGCGGCTTTCCTCTTGGGGGCTGCCGCGGCCACGAGCTTGGGGGTTGGCGTCTCTTCCTCGCCCTGTTCCCGTTCGGCCTCGGCGGTGATCAGTC